TTCGGGCTGCAAGACTACCACAACAGCCGACTCGCCCGCCCGTGGACCGAATACAACGTGAACCTCAGAATGGACGATGTCGTCAAAGCCATCGCCGACGGCAAAAACGGACGCCCCTTGTATCGACGCGGCACCTTGCCATTCAAGCCCCTCCGCCTCCTCCTCAATGCCGACCCCGGCGAAGCCACCACGCACTGGGAACTCACCGCCCTCGCCCACGATGGCGGCGTTTGGGTCTGCGACTGGGGCACCGTCGTCTCCTCCAAAGACCTCCTCGCCACCGACTTCCTCCGCGCCCGTCACATCATCGTCGAAGGCACCGGCGAAAAAATCTACCCCGTCCGCGGCTACCTCGACACCGGTTGGCAGCAGGACGATCAGCTCGACGTGTGTGCCGCCTCCAAAGGCTTCTTCATCCCCGTCAAAGGCTCCGACGCAAAGCATGGTCAACTCCACGAAACCCGCGTCGCCACCCGTCCAAGCATGTCCCTGCTCGTCTTCAACGACCGCGAGGTCAAAAACATGCTCTACGCCAACCGCATGATGAAGCGCATCGACGGTGCCTTCCACCTCCCCACCGATGCCGATCCCGAAGTCAAGCTCGGCCACACCGGCCAAAAACGCGACGCCGACGGCGAATGGCAACGCGTCCCCCACGACCACTTCGGCGACTGCTCCAAATACACCTGCATTGACTACCAGCTCCTCCGTGCTGGCGGCATACTTTAATGTTTGAGATCAGCCACGGGAGTCAATGCCCGTGGCTGAAATGCGAGAGAATAGCCGTCGCCCGTTGGACTGCATCTCATTGTTCTGGGACGTTTGGAGCCTCGATTTTGCGCCAGTCGAAGACCTTCAAATAAAATAAATTAGATTCCGTGTTGCATAATCTAATATCGGGCCGATACTCATTTGTCAGCATCACATGACGCAACATCAAACCGGAAACCACATTATGACCATCAACGAACATATCGCCGCTCAAAAAGTAACGTTTCGCGCCTTGAGCAAAAGCCGCCAAAACAAACTCTACAAAGACGCGTGCAATTTTATTCAAAATAACCCAGGCTGCGCAGATCACTCCACTTTTTGGCGCGGACTTTCGGCTCGCCAAGTCATCGCCGCCGCTTGCTCAAAATAAACACTACAAAAAGCCCGGCCCCCATCACGGGGCCGGGCCAATCACAACCGGAAAAGATCATGAGCCGCAAAACAGCCAAAAAACAAAAGCCAGTCCCGCGAGGGCGTCAAGGCGGGCGTAAATCCAAATTCGGCACGCCCATGATCTCCAAAAGCTTCCGAATGCGTGAGGATATCTGGGAGATGATCTATGACGGCGCAAAGGCGGAAAGCATCAAGCAAGACCGCAAAGTCAGCCAAGGCGAGTGGATCATGATGCATCTCTATCCGCCGCACATCTGGGCGCTCCTTAATCACGAGCCCCAGAACGATAAGGCTGAGGCACCGAGCCTTAGCGAGGTTGATCCTCCAGCCGCTGGTTAGCTGGCTGGTCTGGAGCCTTGAAAACGCGGCAGCGCACGTTCACTTCTAGTCACTCCGGTCAATCCAGTCACCACGGTCCTCCGGCGGGCTTTGACACCCATGCCACGGCATGGCCGCAGTCACCATCGCCGACCTCACTTCGGACTTCCGTTTTCACGCCCGCATTTTGTATGTGGGCGATCCGAGCGCACAGCGGCAATGGCTGACGGAGCAATACCTCCTCCTGGCCGAGGATCGCAGCGGCGCCGAGATCACGGCGCAGGCTTTTGAAGGCTCCTCGCACTCGGCGCAGTTTCGCGACTCTTCGCCGGAACAGCGGCGGCAGGCCGTGCAGGCCGCGATTGAAGACCTCGAGACCGAGATTGCCGGTCAAGTCGCGAAGTCGCTCTCCCGTCCGTTCGGCTTCCGCTTCCGGCCTGGCTACGAGCCTGCCACCCTACTCGGCTGATCTCTGACATCTCACGTCTCACCTCTTACTTTCGCCTCCCCGATGTCACGTCGCAAAACACTCAAGCCCACCGCACCCGCGCCCATCACCAACGCCGCGACCACGACCACCACCTCCGGTGGCAGCTATCGCTCCACGCCGCATTACACCGCCTGGAACTCGAAAAGCGTCGAGCGCATGCAGCGGTCGAAGGACATCGTGCAAATCTCCCGCTTTTTGCAAAGCGAGGAAGGCATTCCCCAGGTGCGTTACGGCATCCAGCAACTGCCGCGTGAGGCCGTCGGCAAAGGCATCGGCTGCAAGTCGATTTCACAAGATGCCGACTTCCGCCGCGAAGCCACCGCGCTCTTCAAAAAGTGGGCCGAATCCCCGGCCATCGACATCCGCAAGGAGCACAACCTCTTCGCGATCCAGCCGATGCTGCTCTCCGCCATGCTGGGCGATGGTGAACTCTTCATCCTGCCCGTCTATGAGCCGACCGGCGCTTCGTGGTCACTCAATGATCGCAGCAAGCGAGCCTTTCAAATTCAACTCGTGAGCCGTGACCAGCTCACCAATGGCGACGTGCAAAGCGTCGCTGCCCGCAAGCTCCGCTGGTTTGACGGCCTCCAATACAACGGTCTCGACCAGCTCCAGCTCCTGCGCCTGAATCAAGACCCCGACGCGAGTGGTTACCTGCTCTCCAAAACATTCACTGACATCCCAGCGGTCAATGCCATGGGACACCGCAACATTTTCCACCTCAAAGACCCGACGCGAATCCACCAGTATCACGGTGATCCCGTGATCTTCGCGAGTGGTCGCGATCTGCTCGATTCGCTTGATCTCAAAGCCCTGCGCAAGCATTCGGCCAAGGTCCGCGCCTCGCTCCTCGGTGCCACCACCACCCGCGATGGCAAGATGCTCAATGCCATGCAACAAATCGCACTCGCCGAGCAAGGTGGCAACCCCACCGCCGACACGGGTCGCCGCTTCGTCGAGGTCGCCGAAGGCGCAGTGTTCCTGCCGATGTCAGACAACGAGAGCTTCAACTTTTTCAACAACCCGCAAGAGGGCATCCCGTTTCGCGAGATTCTCGCCGATCTCCTCCACCCCTTCATGTTCGAGCTAAAGTATCCGCCCGAGTGGATCTTCACCCGTGGCAAAGTCGGTGGCGTTGAGTATCGCGGACTCCTCCAGCAGGTCGCCCGCGCTCACGAAGGCCTTCGCGCCCGCTTGTATCCCTTCCTCGAATGGCTGTGGGAAAAAGTCATTGGCACCGCCATGATGCCCGGTGGCCCACTGTTCCAGTATGCGAACATCGCCGACTGGAATCAGATCGACTTCGTCACCGATCCTGATCCCACGGTCGATGCCGGACGCGACAAACGCGCCGACCTCGAAAGCCTCGGCGAAAACCTCATCACGCCCGACGACCTCATCGAGCGCAGCACCGGCCAGGATGGCGAAGCCGTGCGCCATGCCGCCATTGATCAAAAGCTCGACAGCATCCGCTACGCCATCAGTCGCGCCAAAAACCTGCCCCTCGACCAGGTCGAAATCCCCGCCAGCGTCGCCCTGGCCATCGGCATGGGTCTGAAAACATTGCAGCCCGCTTCCGGCATCCTCACGGCCCTCAATCCCGCCACCCTTGCTGCCGACATCGCCGAGCTTGATGCCGTGTGATGGGTCTCATTCCTTCGGGAGTCGCTTGGCCTTTGTGAGTCGAGCCAATGCGCCCTCTTGTGTGATCTTGATCGGCGTGCGAATCTCTCGCTCCGCTTTGTCCACCCACGAGGCGGACACTTCCAGCAAATCAGCAGCCTCTGACTGAGTGAGTCCGAGGCGCTGGCGCTGGCCTTTGAGTTGTTCAGCGAAGGTCATGTTATTTCACTCCGACTGCATTGGTGACGATTCTCCAGTCTGCATCGGACCAGTCGTTTGTGACAACTTCCCCTGACTCGGAAACGACATCACCGTCCGCGTCAATGACGCAAGACTCACAGCGGCTTTCGGAGTCAATAACATTGAGCCATGTCTTTTCGAGGTTCATTTCAAGGCGGCATCTTTTGAACTCGGCACGGAGCACATTACCACATGAGCTGACCACTTCGCTGAACTCAGGAGATTCAGACTCAACTTCGCTAGTCACTTCATCTGCTTTCTGGTAGCAGTCGCCAGTTTTGTTGCCGATTTGGTAGCAGGCGGAGTAGGTGCCAGTTTCGTCGGTGCAGGTTTCGATTGTGTCGCCGTTGGTGAGTTTGGTCTTCATATTTTTGTTTGGTTCGTTGTTTCTGACTACCCTTACCAATCGCACATTGTCCGAATTAGTTCAATTTCTTTTTTCGGACTTTGTGCGATTTATTTTTGGAGGCGTAAAACCACGGAATGAGAACTAGCGGCAACCCGCACCCCACGCGGCTTTGACATGCGCCCGCCAGCATGTCCCGCAAGACCTGGTTCACCATTCGCAATGCCGCCTCCGCCGAAGCCCCCGCTGAAATCTCCATCCACGACGAGATCGGCGCGTGGGGTGTCAGCGCCAAAGATTTTCTCTCCCAGCTCCGCAGCATCGCGGCTGCGACTCCGATCACTCTCTCCATCCACTCGCCTGGCGGTGAGGTCTTCGATGGTCTTGCCATCTATCATGCGCTGAAGGCACGTGGGAACGTCACCGTGCGCATCGAAGGTCTCGCCGCCTCCATGGCCTCCGTCATTGCCATGGCAGGCACGCGGATCGAGATGCCGCGCAATGCGTTCATGATGATTCACAACCCGAGCGGCTTTGCGGTGGGTGACTCTGCTGACATGCGCCAGCTCGCCGACCTGCTCGACAAGATCAAAGGCAGCCTCCTCGCCGCTTATCGTGAGCGCACGAAAAAGAGCGATGAAGACCTCACCGCTATGATGGACGCCGAGACCTGGCTGACAGGTGAAGAAGCCGTCGAGCATGGTTTCGCCGATGCCACCAGCGACGAAGTCGCCCTCAGTGCCTCCGCTTTCAAGACTGCGCGCATCACCGCCGCGCTGCGTCATGTGCCGAGTGCCCTCTTTGACATCGCGCCGCCACCGTCGCCATCGCGCACCACCACCCCTCCAAACATGAAAGCCATCCTTGCCCTCGCCTCCCTGGTCGGCGTCGCCCTCAAGGGCGATGAAACCGAAGACCAAATCGTCGCCGCCTGCCAAGCGCACAAGCCGCAGTCCCCCAACGTCGTGATCGACTTCGAAGACGCCGCTGTGAAAGCCGCCTTCGCTGCCAGCATCACCGAGGCCACGAAGGACGACAAAGCCAAGCTCACCGCGCTGGAAACTGAGCTCGCCAAAATCACCGCCCTGCTCACCAACGGAGCCGCCGGTGCTGCCGGTGGCAACGCTCCCATCCAGGGCGCTCAAGGTGGCAGCGGCAACCCCGTCAACACCATGACTCGCGCTGCCTTCAACCAGCTCCCGCACGCCGAGCGAAACGCCTTCATGGCAGCCAAAGGCAAGCTCGAAGAATGATCGCAGATTGACACCTCAAACCCAACACACCCCCAACTCTCACTGATCCAAACATATGGCTAACGACATCTCACTCACTGGACTCACCGAAATCCTCTATGCCGCTCGCGATCAAGTCGCGATGGAACCATCCGGCTTTTCACAAGGCGTGATCGTCAACGGCGGCTCCGAAGGCATCTCCGCTGGCGGCACCGTCACCTCGCTGCGCACCACCGAGCCCACGCTCGAGACCAGCTACACCCCAGCCATGACGGTGCCTGACGCCGCCGACATCACCACCAGCACCGAGACGCTGACTCTCTCCTCCTACGCGGGAGCATCCATCCCGCTCAAAGGCGAGCAATTCGCTCAGCTCTCCAAAACCGTCGGCGCAGAGCTTGCTCTCCAGCAGCTCTACAAGCAAGCCATCCGCAAAATGCGCAACAGCATCGAGGCCGCAATCGGACTCGCCGCCTATCAAGGCGCAAGCCGCGCCGTCGGCACCGCTGGCACCACGCCATTCGGTTCCAACTTCGAGATCCTCGCAGATCTCTACCGCATCCTCGAAGACAACGGCACCCCGATGTCTGACGGCATGCTCTCGCTCATCCTCAACACCGCCGCTGGAGCCAATCTGCGCAAGCGTTCGACCCTCACCAACGTGGGCGATGCGGGCACGGACGCAACGCTGCGCCGTGGTGAACTGTTAAACCTGTTCAACATGTCCATCCGCGCCAGCGCGGGTGTGCAGGCTCACACGAAGGGCGCAGGCACAGGCTACCTCATCAACAACGGCAACATCGCCGTTGGCAGCACGACTCTCACTGTTGACGGCGGCACCGTGAACAGCACCGGCATCAAAGCTGGCGACATCATCACCGTCGCCGATGAGCCGACCGCAGGCAACTACGTCGTCAAGACCGGACTCACCGCCACCTCTGGCAGCTTGGTGATCAATCATCCCGGCCTGCGTGGTGCCATCGTGAACGACAAGGCCGTCACCGTCGGCAACAGCTACACCGCCAACGTCGCCTTCCACAAGACCGCCATCGAGCTCGCGATGCGCCCGCCTGCACAACCTCCCGGCGGCGATGTCGGCGAAGAGATCGCGGTGCTGGTGGACGCTGACACCGGTCTCTCTTTCTCCGCCCGCCTCTACAAAGGCTACGGCATGAGTGAGATCAAGCTCATGGCCTTCTACGGCGTCAAAGTCTGGAAGCCCGAGTTCGTCGCCACGCTCCTCGGCTAATCGTCAGACTCTCACCCGGCGCGGTTATTCTTCGCCCGCCGGTGTCCCCTGCGCCGCGTCCCTTTTGGTTGGGGGACGCGGCGTTTTTTGTGCCTTCACGCTTTGACATTTCTACCTCGGCATGTCCGCCGCCCTCGTCACCAGTGAAAAGCTGCACCTCGCCACACTGTTGCAGCGGAATCCCTGCACCATCCTGCTCAATAATCGCCGCCTGCCTGCGGCCTTCATCGCGAGGCGTGGGGTTAAGTTTGAGAACGACGGCGGCGTCATCCAATCGCGCACCATTAAGATCGTCGTCGCCTGCGCTTTGCTGCCCACCGCCGACCTCATCGACGCCACCACCGACAGCACCCGCGCCGTGCGTTTCACGCACGTCGAAACGGGTCGCGTCTATCAGCTCGCCACCGACGCCGGAGCACCCAACGAGTCCCCCCACAGCGTCTTCTGGACACTCACCGGCCAGCAGATCACCACGCAATGATCGCTCCGACATATCATGCGGCGGCTAGTTCGCGTTTCGAAGTCCAAGACGCATTTGAGTTTGGAGCGTCTGGAGTCGTCAAAGTGGACCCTGTGGCGGTCCTATGTTGCGCACCTGATTCGGTCTATCACTCACTCCCTGGAGTCGAGTGCTTCAATGCTTCGCGTGACGTGAGGAGCTTCGTTGGCGGTGTGCCCGTGGTCGCTCATCCAGTCTGCGCTCCGTGGAGTGCCTATTGTGCCCATCAGTGGAAACCCATCGAAGGCGTGCGAGAGCTGGGACCGCTGTGCGTTGATTGGCTGAGGCGATGCGGCGGCGTGTTGGAACATCCAGCCCACTCCAGACTGTTCGATCACTGCAACCTACCGCGACCAGGTGAAACCAAAGATGGAATGTGGACGATCGAAGTCAGCCAAGCGTGGTGGGGATATTCGATGCTCAAAAAAACTTGGCTGGTCTTTTGCGGCCTAGAACCCGCTGAAGTTATGCCGACAATCCCCAGCCGAAAGCATCATCCTAGAAGCGGCGAAGGTGATCGACGCAGACAGCAGCGAATGAGCAAGCACCAACGTGCCGCCACCGTGCCAACATTGGCGAGGTGGTTGGTGGAAACAGCAAGACGGGCAAAGTGCCCAACCGAATCCACGCAATGATCAGCGCGAACGTCCAACTCGGCCCGCTGCTCAAAAAGCTCAAACAAGTCCCGCGTGAGGCCGCTGCGATCATGGCTAAGGCCATCGAAGACGACGCACGCGGCTTTGTGCGCGACATCACCGCCATCACGCCACCGAGCATGGGCAAAGCCAATCCGGCATCAAAGAAACGCGGCGAAAGCGCCGTCATGCGCGACGTGTGGAAAGTCTATGCCACCCCTGGCAAACTTTATGCCATCATCAAAGCTCGTGACGAAAAACTCGCCGCCGCATTTTGGGCAGCGGTGAAGCATAAAAACTGGCCGCAGGCTGCCCGCATTTGCAAAACGCTCGGACTCAAAGAGCTCATCGACTTTGGCAGCGACGACGGAGCTGCCCATGAAAAACGCCGAGGAAGCAATGGACGCGTCACCGGCACCAAACCAAGCGAGCATGTCCGCGATGTCCGCTATGTGCGAAGCTACATCAAGCAGCAACAATCCCGCGTCGGCCTGCTCGCCTCCGGCTTCGCACCCGCCGCTGTCCGTTTGAAGACCTCGCTTCCGACCTGGATCACACGTCACCAGCAAACCGTCGGCAGCATCACCGTCATCCCTCGCCCGGATCAATTCACGATCATCATCACGAATCGCGCCCGACACGGTCGCGCCAACGATCTCTCCCGCCGCATGGCCTACGTCCTCAAATCCGGCAAACGCCAAAAGCGCCTCCAAAACTCCATCCGCTACGGCATCCGCGCCGCCGTCAAAAAGTCGCAACTCACCATCTCTTAGTCTCCAAGTCTTTCCGTCACAGTTTGACACCCTTCATCATTCAACCTTCATCCTTCATCCTTTTCTCCCCATGGCCGACATCTCCATCACCGCCTCCGCCGTCATTCCCTCCACCGCCGCGCTGGCACGTCGTCGCCGCGCCATCGCCGGTGCCACCATCGCCGCTGGGGAGGAAATCTACCTCGACACCGCCGCCGCCAACGTCGCGAAGCTCGCAGACGCCAACGGAGCCTCCGCGCTCATCCGCACCGCCGTCGGCATGGCGCTCAATTCCGCCTCCAGCGGTCAACCGGTCGAATACATCACCGAAGATGACGACCTCACCATCGGCACCCACGGCGTCACCGTCAACGGTGCCATCGTCGGCTCCGCCACGCCCGGCAAGATCGCCCCCATCGCCGACAACACCACCGGATGGTATGGCCGGATCTGCGGCATCGCCAAAACCAGCACC